TGATGAATTAGTTCTCACCCAAATAGTACTTGGATGGTTCTTATGAGCCATCTTGTACAAACCTTTGGAGTCTGCAATCTCATCACCATCAAGAACACGGTGTGCAGTAGAGAGCATCTGTGCGCTCTCCAGTATCATCTTCACAACGTGCTTGTCACACATACTCTGTGCAGCAACAACGGGGTCACGGTCTAGATAAAATATGTTCATTCTTCTTTCCTTGTATCATCCAATAGTAACATCTTACCCTGTTTCTCACCAATTGTCAAGACCCTTTCGGACTCAATCATATCAATAATAATCGTGGTAATACTGACTTCCTTACCTAACTCACCAATCTTCTTTTGCAACCTCTCTAATGATTCCTGATAATATTCTATCTCTTGCTGTTTCTTGAGCCTAGTTTCAATCAACTCTGTTAGTGATATTATTTCTGTCATTATGGATTTCTCTTACCCTTGGGAACATCCCAAACAAAAGTCAGGCGATCAACATCACCATTATTATACGACATATGAACCCTTTTATTATCAAACCAGAAAAATGTGCCGGGATCAATCTGATGAGATTCATCCTCAACTGTATATAAATAAGTACCCTGTAGCGATAGGTGATACCTGTCTCTTGTTAAGTAATAATCACCCTCATCAATGTGTCGGCCCAATGTCTCCCCGGGCCGCAACCTAAAGAATGCTGCCCGTGAATGTCGATGAAGTTTATAAGTCTTCAACCATTTTCTAATGCCAGGATAACGGTAGTACATTGGAGTGTTCTGTTGCATCTCAGTTTTCTTTGGATCATCATCAGCATTCTTTACTACAGCCATCGTGAGAGGTAGAAATCCATACGGTTTCGTATCTCCAGCGGCACCTTTTAGTGATCCTGCTACAGCCCAATCATCATCCTTAATATCAGCAAGAATAGAACTTACGTCAATGCTCTTCTCAATAAATCTAAAGTGACTCATTTTCTTAATAATTATCCAGCAAAAGTTAGACTGACTGATCCATCTGCATTACAGTGGCCACCGGCTTGACTGGGCGTCCCTGCAACGAAACTAACATCACTATAGAATCTATTCCAACTAGTTACATTCGATGGTTTACTACTAAAAAGAATGTCACCACTAGCATCTGGATTAGTCACCACATTTGGAGTAGCCTTAATACAATACACTAAAACGCTAGGGTTTTCTGCATCGGCACCCACCCCTATTATATAATCAAACTTAGCAGATATTGGAAGTGTTAAATGTGGAATAACTGCTGTCAGTGATCCTGTGCCGTCAGGTATAACTGTAAGTCCATCGAGAGCTACTCCTGCCTGAGCAGGAGTCTTATTACGAGAATCTGCCCAACCTTGCAGCGCCTTTCCTATACGGCCTGACTGTTCTGTCGCCTCTGATGCTTCTGCTGACTTGATGAACGACAGCATGGTAGGAATACCAATTGCCGCAAGAACACCAATAATGGCCACAACGACCATAAGTTCGATCAGAGTAAATCCTGATTGTATTTTACGTTTCATTTTATTCTCCTTTAAAGAATTCGTCATTTTTTGTCCCACTTATAAAAAATATGATCCTGTATCTCTACAGTTTTTGTTTTGGTTTTTGCCCATGCTGGTAAAACATAATCAGCATGGTAATGTGTTGCCCCATCAGTAATGTCTATAAAGGGTATTTGGTTCTCTAAAATACCCTGCGACATTTTAAGAAAATAATTATACTTCTTCTTGTTAAGGGGCTTATCACTCTTGCCATCACAATACCATGAAAACTGGCATTTATTTTTAATGGGGTAACGAATATTGGAGTCTTGCCATGATGCTCGGGTGGGCCCCTGTTCCACCACTTCACATATAGTATCAGGGTATCTATTATCATTCACTCTATTGAGAACTACACCAGTGACCGCTAAGGCACCAGCAGTGCCCTGATTCCTTGCCTCATGATACATATTCAAGGCGAGGCATTCAATAGACCTGTTATTCAATATATCACTAGCCATAGTTGCAGAACTGCTGCTTCCAGTAGAACCAACAAGAAATCCAGTTGCAATTACGAATAGTGATTCAATTCCGTTCATTATTCACCCAATTGTTCAGTGAGATATTGGCGAGCATACTTTGCTGCTTCGATAGATTTAAAATACATTTCAGCATCCTCAACAATCTCATCAGCAATGAAGTCACGGAATTCCGCGCCACCGGCGTATCCATTGCAGAACTCTTCGATATCCATCATCCAGTTATTAATCTTACTCATAACACATATTCCTCTTTGAATTTTTCCAACAGTTTATCCTGCATCTCATATGCCTCAATCTCCCAAGGCTCATCTTCATATGCAGTAGTATCATCATATACCTTACCCATGTACATCTTACGACCATGAGTCATATCTTTCATCTTGCGAGTGGCACCCTGCCAGACATGAACCATTTCATGACATACAGTTTCTACCATCTCTTCATCATCAAGAGTCTTCTCAACATCTATATAGAAATCACGGTTACCATCTCCTTCGTGGCACCAACCAACGAACTGTTGGTTTTTAAGATTTTTCAAGGTCAACTCAATGTCAAGGGTTTTCATACGAGGCATCAATTCACTGATACAGAAAGTAACGGCGCTCTCAGCAAGAGCCCGTTTCTTCTTCGTAGAACCTATGACACAAATGTAGTTCATATCTCATCCCCTAAGATGCGACGATGGCAAACCATCCCACAGCAAATAGAGTTAACATAAACATGGTTTCAATAGCAATTGTTGCAATCTTCTTCATAATTAAGCTCCCGTCCAACGACTTATGTAACCGCCTTCAATGATGTTTCCACGAGCAAAGTTCCGAGCAGGAGCAGCCCAACCAGCAGCTTTCAGAATATCACCCTTCTTGAACTTCTTATCGTTGTCGGTGTTGACAACAAAACCCCAGACGCCACCATGTTCTCTGGTGATCTTGATGTATTTGGAACCCGTCTTGTAGGAAATGCCTTCATTGAACTCGGCGATCATCTTTTTATTGGTTTCGGTCAGGGTAAAACCCTTATTAGCATCAGCAACCCGCGCCGTCCAGTTAAAATAATCTGCTTTGATGTTCTCGATCAGGGTAGTCATTTCGTTATTCATATCAATCTCTTTCGTTGTTTTCTCAGTTTATACCTAAGTATACCATATGAAATAGGGTTTGTCAACTAAAATCGCTACCACTAAGTCATTGATTCTAAAGAAAACTCAAAAAAACTTAGCCGGCTGCCAGACCTTTGGATTGGGGATAGTCGGCTTGTTCGATTCGAATATAATCATCATCCCAATCAAATGCTTCCTTAACCACGTTATCCGATAGGCCCTTATACTTACGATGCAAGGTCTTATCCTTTGCGGCAATCAATAATTCTGCCTCATCCTTATGCAGCCCCTCAAGCATCTGGACAAACATCATTTCACGCTTGTTTTGAGTTAGAGCAGGATTACCCCCCTTGATGAAGTGATATAGTCGGCGGGCCTCTTGCTGGAGCAGAGTATGTTCTGTTCCCTCTGGGGCATCATTTACCTTGTATGGTACATCACCATCTGGTAGCACCCATTCGATTTTCGGATCAAAGGATGACTTGCAGATCATGCGAAGTGCATCTGTCTGGTATTGCTTCAGGAAACTAACCTTTTCCTTCTTGCTTTTAGTCTTAGAAACTTGTGTCAAAATCTCTGCAAAACTGCGTGTGTATGTGTCTATTGCCATTAAAATTCTCCTATCGATTCAACGAGGTTACGCAACCTCTTTTGTGTAAAATAATTTAGTAGTTTGCTACGGTCACCTTCTGGTGCCTCTTGATACTCTTTCAATATATCTATATATAATTCTGGTGGGGATTCTTTCAAATCAATCAATTTTTTGTTTCTTTGATAGTTACGTTTGACTTCATCGTTTGGGAAATCCCCAGCAATCATAGTTTCAATCTTCTTTCTACTTAGGGGTTTCTGTCGGATGCCATCCACAAAGGTATTATCTGGTGATAAAACATTAGGAACACCATCGCTACTATCCCCCTTTAGAACATGTTCGTCAAGATAGGTATATGGATCAACTCCGTTCACAAATTTCTTGGTAATTGGGCTGTACTGTGTCACGTTACGAAACTTCTGCAGCTGAATGAAATCCTTGTCACCGGACAGGATTAACGTCTTACCATTATCAAACTCCAACTCACCTGCAAGAGTAGCAATAATATCATCTGCCTCAGCGCCATAAACCTCTAGGTATTTATATGGGAAAAACTCTTTCAGTTCAGCTTTGATTGCGTTCAACACCCCAAAGATAGCATCCCAATCGTTAGCAGAAGATTCTCTACCCTTCTTACGACTGTGCTTATATTCGGGGTAATAGTCCCTGCGCCAATAGTGTTTGGAGTCATAGCACAACACCAACTCACCATATTCATCGCAAAATTTCATACGATACATGCGTAGAGAATTAAGGATCATATGGCGAACCATATCCTCATCAGGTGCAGTCTGCTTTGTCATGTGCAGATGCATCATTACAGATGCAACTGAAATCTGGTTCATATCAACTAATATCATAACTATTCTTTCGTTCTATTTATCAACTACTGTAACATTGAAACTCATCATACGGCGTTCACCTTCTGCTGAAAATGGATACACCAGATGCTTTAACCAAGAAGGGAATATTAGAAACTTTCCTACCTCTGGTTTGAATTTCAAATTATCACATCTAAATCCTTGAGTATCACCATATGAATATTCGATCAAGCCTTTTGCAGGATAGTGGTCTTGAAATTCTTCATCCCATTCATCGTTCATACCATCTGGCACCTTGAGATAGATACCACCAGACATATCCCCATTATGGTGATGATAAGGATTAAAGTCACCAGCATACTGACTGACTACCCAGCTATGATCTAGATGAATATTATCCAATGTAGGTTTTTTACCGTTATTTATCTTTGCCCAAGGATTGTTTCTTTTAATATCAATGTGATGATTTAGATAATCAAGACATCCTTGTTTCACAATTTTAAGTAAATATAATTTTTCCTCTTCATCAGTAAGAGGAATCAGAATTTCCTTACTCACCTTACCAACAAGTTTATGTGACCAATCCCACTGCTTACTCTTTTCTTCACTAGAGAGAACACCATCAGCTACATTATTAACGATATTTACAAATCGCTGTGTCACTGTAGTCTCTAGAATTGTTGGGCTAAATGGCTCATGAAATTTCGGGGTCATCTTCTTCATCATCATCATCCTCTATCAAATTTGCAAGTTCAACAATGGTATTAAAGTCAACCTCTGTATCATATGTGTCGCCAGATTCCATAATATCAACAAACTCTTCCACAAACTTATGTGTTGGATGAAGCATTTTCATATCTCTATAAATAGAACCCTCAACCAACTCAATAATCATAGCCATATCACGAATGAAATCTTTTGCACCAACGGCAATACTATTTTCACTCATTGTATGAATCATCTGAACCATCAAACTTTGAGTCAGTTCTCCAGCAAACTGGAGATTTTCCTGAAGTTCAATAACATCCGTATCAGGAAGCTTTACTTCTCTTCTTCCGCCCTTTCCTGACCACGGGCCCTTCACTACGTTGTCCGATGTCGTCTTTTGGTCGCTCATATCCATTATCCTCATCAAGCATTTCTTGTGTATAGGTTTCACCCGTGTCAGGATAAAAAGTTCCTACATCTCTTTTAGGTTGACCCTTGCGGGGGCCAGACCAATAGTAAGCAAGTGCTACACACCGACTACTAATTTTACCTTGTTGATGTTCACCATAGAACATATCAACCCAATCTCCATTACGAAGGTATGATTGCATATTGCGAATATAACCTTCATGACTAGCAAGTCTTGCTTCTGCACCTTTGACATTTTGTCGAACGGCAGCACGTTCAGACTTTGCTAATTCCTTCTGAACCCTAATCCATTGTTTGACCTTCTTAGGACTTAACTGGTGCTCATCAGGTACATTATGTAAAGCGGATGCGAGACTAGTTTTACCATAATCAGGGTTCTTTTCTGCCCTTATCTCTCTTGCCCTTGCAAGACGTTCTGATGCTGCAACTTTCTGTTCATCAGTCATAGGTTTACGAGCTTTGCGTTTCTTAGG